CTCATTCCAGCCCGCGTGGCTGGACATGGTGTCCGCTGCCGCCAGAGCGGAGTAACCACTCAGGTCGACGAGGCCGACATACCAACTGGCTTGGGCGATGGCTGTACCATCATTGAACTGAACGTCAAGGGCAAGGTCTTTGCCTACGTTCACGATGCCATTGGGCATATCATAGTTCCCAATCAGCTTCCCGTCCCGATAGTGTTCACACTGGAAGTCGGCACGGAATGTCAGGTTGTTCTTGCGGAGCAAGAACTTCTTTAGAAAGTTGAGCATAAAGCCCTCCTTACAACGGGGTTATGAATCGTCCGTGGACGACTCCGAATTGGTTTCTTTCTCTTGGTCCGCGGCACGGACCACTTCAACGTCGACCCTTTGGGCCATTTCAAGATTGCTGCTCTCGGTCACGGTAATCTCCTAGTTAATGCGACTGACACCGCGTCTAAGCTCGCGGCGTAGCTTGTAAGCGATTGATCTTGCGGTTCGCTCCGATGTATCACCACCCTGCACGGTCACGTTAACGTCACCGACATTGTTGGTAATGTTACCACCCGCCGCATGTCGGGCACCATTGTTCATTGCAACTAAGTCAGGAAGAAAATTCTTTGTGGCTCGTGGGTTAGTCACGTACTCACCTTTACGCAACATGGCGGGAATGAAGTCACTGGCCAAACCACCGGCCCCAAATCGTCCACCAAAGGCACCGCCCGACAGTCTCCTGTTTTCAGTTTGGAGGGCTCTTATCTCAGTGTTGAGCATTCGCGTCTCAGCATTTAATGCTCGGGCGGACTCAAGTACACCAGCCGATTCCACCATCACATTTGAATACAAAATCGAAACATTTCCTGTGGCTTTCTGCATAGCTTCGATGCCAGCATAGATCCCTGTGGCAGTGGACTTCCAGTCATTACCAATACCCTCCCATTTCTCCGCCAACATAGTGGCACTCTGCTCTGCCAGATAGATGGTCCGCGTATGCCGCATAATGGCTTGGTCTGCTGAAGCCAGTCCACCCCTACTTGCCTCGGCTATACCGATGTTAGACTTGTACCATTCCATGAAAGCACTGAAAGTACCCTTCTGCGACTCCGTCAGCTTATCAGAAAATGTCCTGTATAGGGATTCAAGTGCGGCTGCGTCCTGTTCAAGTGTCTCTTGTGGGAGTGCATGAAAATCTTCAATAGGCATTTCTGCCAGCCCGGCAATCTTCTCCTTGAATTCTCTGTATGCGTCGTATGAGGTATCGAATTCTGCTTGCATGTCCTCGGTCATGCCGGACCATCTCTTCACAATCCAGTTGCGGGTGTCCTCCTTATCCAGTTCTGCTACGAACATCCTGCTCATGCCAGCATCACCCCAGAGTCCGCCTAACTCTACTTGCATACGCTGGAGAAGCCCTTGGGCTTCGCCTAGCGAGGTACTCAAGTTAGTCACCATCTTCTTATGGGCCGCTTCTTCGTCCCCGAGCTTTTTGACATATTCGTCAAGTACCTTTATCTTCTCCCGCTCACTCACGATAAGCTCTTGATTCATAGACAGTTGAGCTTGGGCCCTGGGAGTTGTCTGGTCCCCATGTTTGACGAGACTCGCATTTAGCTCTCTTTGGAACGCATCTTGCAGACGGTATCGCAACTGGTCTGCCGGACCATACCGACGGTTGCCGCCCATTAGACTCTGAATGGAGCTAACTGTGCCCTCAAAGTCAGAAACCATTTTCAGTGCGGCTTCGGTTTCTCCCTCACGAATAAGACCAGAAATGGTCTCATACTCATGGTACATTTTCTTATTGAGCAACCGCCTCTTCTCGATCTTCGATGAATTCTTCATCTGTAGATCGAAGATTGTTTTTTCAAGACCTATCTGCCCCTTTTGAACCGCCGTCAACTCATTTTGAGCTGCTTGCAAGTCAGCAACAAGTCCCAGCAAAGTTTGCTTTTGGTTCTCGACGCCTTGTGTAAGGGCTCGATAGGTATTCGCCATCTGCTCCCGGTTGATACGGGCTATTTCCGCCGATGCTAGTCTGGTAGAATTAACACGGGCTTCGTCCATCTCAAGATGGGCGTTCGTCATTACCTCGACCGAATCCATGTACGCCATGCCCATGAAGTACGAGGCTGCCGCAACGGCTGCAAAGAGGAGGGGCAATGGTCCGAATTTCACAAGGAATGCAGCCCACTTAGCTTTCATGCCCTCTACGATAAGTTGAAAGCCCAGCCCCACCTTCGCGAACTCGACAAACGAGGCCGTCATAAGTACAACTTTGGCGACTACCTTGCCGGCAAAGAATGATGTCATAACGACAGTTGCAACTCGAAGTCCCTTGCCGAGATCCTTTAACCGATCAGACACACTCCCAATCGACTCATTGATATTCGCCAAACTCTGAATTAGCTCTTGCCCAATATCGTGGGTGAAGATATTCTTAACTTTGTTCCATTCCGTCTGAAGCTTGTACCCAGCCGTCTGGGTAATTTCTTCTAGGGCTTGATTGGCGTCTCTTGCTCCCTTGGTAAGCTCATCAAGAGTCTGATTGAACAGATCAAGATTAGATACAAGACCCGAAGCACCCGTGATTGCTCGGATTCGACCGAACATCGCACCAAGTTCCGCTAGTTCATCACCACCCTTCTTTGCTGCCTCTTCGATCTTACCGAGAACCCCGGCGAGACCAAACGCTGCGATGGCAGCCTCACCAGACTCAACGCCCCATGACTGGAAAACCTCTTTCATATGATCGGTGGGGCGGATAAGTTTCAGCATCACATTACGCAGTAGCGTAAGTGTTTCCGCCGGTTGCACGCCTTGGCGGGAGAGGGTTGCAACCGCTGCCGCTGTTTCCTCAAACTGTACGCCCAATTGGGCCCCGACCATATTTACACGGCCCATCGTGTTGGCCATATCCTTCAAACGAAGTCGCCCAAGTTCAACGGTCTTGAAGAAGATATTTGAGATGTACCCGGCATTATCGGCCGACATATGGTACGAGTTCAACACACCCGTAAGGAGTTGAACAGACTCAGTCGTTGAACTGACTGTAATTGTCGAGAGCTTCATGGCCTCATTCATGAAGCCTAGTGCCTCGGCACCTTCCGCTATCTGATTTGAAAGTGCTTGGTATACACCCTCAGCTACATCAGCACTGGACTCTCTCCATGCTTCTGATAACTCCCGTACGCCTTGGGCCCATCGATTAAAACTAAGTGGTGCATTGTGCGAGATCGACATAATTTCGCCGATTGAGACTTCGTACTTCACGGCCTCCGTGATCGCATTACGGAATCCCTGCGTAATCATCGTGAGGCCACGGTACATAGCGAAGCCCGTAATGATCCGGCCTAAGCTACCCCAGGACACCCCAATCTTGTTCGCGGCTGCCACTCCGGCCAGTCCCGTAGACTTGAACTTTGCAGTCAGCCTGGATGAACCAGCGGCGGTTGTGGTCAGAGTAGTCTGCAAACGCTTATGAGCAGAGACTTGCTCTGTAATAGAAGACGCGACTCTTTTATTGGCAGCGGCCGCTTTGCCTTGCGTCCTAAGCAAGGCAAGCTGCTTCTTGTTCATTGCATCCAGGATGTCGGCGGCACGCTTGACATTGGCCAAACCCTCAACATCGAAAATCATCTTCGATCGTGAAGTTGTGTTTCCCACTAGACGATTCTCACTTTCTTTACCTTGATAAGGCTACCAATGTCACCCATCACTTTGGGGACTTCCCGCATGACGTATTGTTCAAACGCTAATGCCCCAGCCCGTAAAGCATGCCACGGCGTAGGTTCTCTGAGGTGCATCCAACTGGGTGCTGGTTGAATGTTGTTCCAAAGTGCATAGGGCAAACTACTATCAAAAACAAAGACAAAGCTCATGTGAAATGTACTAACGTCTTGTGTGATTGAGAAATCCGAGTATTGTCCACCCGCCCCAAATCCCAATTGATAGTGCTTTCCATCAATTTCAGTTCCTCGCACCACCTTATTTCTCGCCCCAGCCGAGAGACCCCCAGGTTGCACGCTAACTCTACCAAGTACCCTTGCGAGGGGCTTGAATGTTCCACGCACCGTCCCAGTATAGGAGGGTGTTTTCGCAATCACAGCCCTAATCCAGGCTCGAATCGCTTCACGCTGTTTGGCTTCGAGCCTAGCCCGCAAGGTCTTGGTAAAATTAACAATAGGGATTGTCATCAGACCCATTTCCCCGCGTATTCGTGGCACTAGCATTATGCTTTAACTTCTCCGGCTTCCTCAATCTGTCGAATTTCCTCGTAGCCTGCGAATTCAGCAATTTGCCAGCTCGACCAATTATCTATATCACTGGTCAAACCATATGGTAGTACCCCGAATCTCTCGAACCCACGCCATACTAGGTACTTGAAGGACCTTCCTTCGGGAGGGCGGATTCTTGTTCCGCGGCCGCCTCCGCGACTAAAAAATCCTCGCGGGCCGCCTCAAGCATGCCGTCGTCCATGCAGTTGGCAACGCCCACTGTGGTTAAGACGCGAGCAATTTCAATTTCCGTGAAACCACTCTCTGCCATTTCTTTCCGGTAGTTCGTCCATGTTGAGGGGTCCTTCATGTCGACGGTATCCCACTCAATCTCGGGCGACGCTTCGAGCGATTTGAGTACGGTCCAATCCGTCTTTTTGCCTGCCCACTCCTCCAGTGTTTTGATGAACGCCGGATTCTTTAAGTTGCGTTCACGAACGCCCCCTGGCTTGAGGACCTCCGGCGGCTCCGGCGTCGGGCAAAGTTTCTCGAACTCGGTGTAGTCGGCGACGGCCTCACATTTGAAAGCCATAGTTTTGCCGTTGGGTCGACGTAGAACCAACAGTTCAGTGTTACGGCCCTCAACTTTCTTTCCTTTGTAACGCATGATGTATTGATCTCCTTGGGTGTGTTAGGGTTAACAATTAGAGAGGTGCGACAGTGGAGTCGAACCTCGTGTTGGTGGCTTCCAGACGGTTGCACCGACCGGAGCATGCGACCGTTCCTTCCTTGGCATCCCCGTCAAGTTGTTCATAGTAGAACTCCTCGAACAAGAACCCTTCGTCATCCACCGCCGAGCACGACGGAGCATTGACGATTTCAAGGTCGAGACAATAGGGTTGACAGGCATCGTCGGCAGTCGTGACCCAGGCGTTGGCCGGGGCAACTTGCTTCAATGCTTCGTGAACTGTCGGCACAGAGGCACCGTTCGCGGACGTGATGAATTCCCAAGTGAAGTCGAACGAGACATCCATGGGTTCATCATCCGCATTACGGACAGTGTCGATCAGGCCACGGTTGAGCTTGAATTCACGGGTCTTCTTCTCCGTGTAGGTAAGGTTACCCTCACCAATCGTGATTTCAATTGAGTTGTGCCCCGTAAGCCGTGTGATGGCTTGGGCCTCAAGGACGTCGGCCCCGGTACCCACCTGGGTCATCACCGCAAGGGCAACGGCCGCGGCGACGAGGTCGTAGGCGGTTTTGAGTTCCGTGGCAGTCGTCGTAATGGCACCTGTCGCGTACGCGAGCGTCACGGTGATGTCCTTACCTACGACGGACACATCAATTGCTCCGTCACTGCCGGGGTCAACAAGGGCAATGGAGGGAGTTGCACTCCCATGATGCTTACTGACGGAAGTCAGCAAGACTTTACCGTCGTCACCACCAGTATTCGTGGTCGTGAGTACCGGAACGGTTCCATCCCACAATCGGATGGTCGCGTTTTTCAGGTCGATGATCGCCATAAAAATGGCTCCTTATTCTTTGAGTTCAAGGCGGTAATGTCCTTCGATTGTAAATTGGGTAAGTCGGGTATCCTGGTGGATGATCCCGAAGTTACCTATATCAACGGTATTCTCGTTCCTCTTCGACCGGATTACCAGACACCCCAAGAGTGTGTCATCATCATTTATCCCGCCTCCGTACTTGAAGACGTTGATTGAATTGGTGAAGCCGCGAGCGAAAATACCGACAGCTCTGGCACCCGCATACAGATCGGATGGGTCCATGTGGGATTGAATTAGGATATTGACTTCGACGTCCAGGTACATTAGTTGCTTGCAGACGCGAGTAATGAAAGGGCCGTCTGTCCGAAGTTCCGCAAAGTCCTTCAAATCATCCGTATCCCGCTCATCCCCCTCGATGTAGAGATGGTAAGAACCTTTGTAGCTGTCGAAGTGTTTGGCAATAGAGGCAACAATCCACCGATACCAGTCAATGTTAATTTCCATTAGCTAGTCCCCACAGATTGTTCAAGACTTAGAATTGAGACTGCGTCCATGAGTCGCACCATCTTCTGGCCTTTCGTCTCACGAAGCATGAGTATGAAACCCATATTTGCCTCGAATTCGTAAAAGCCTTTAATGTCAAACCGCCGGTTGTTAAAGATTACAAATTGGTCGTTATCCAATTCCCAGTCTGCCGGCAAATCAGCCGCATCAATAATAACACGTCGATCGGAGGCATCGAAAAAGCCACCTGACGTAAAGTCCTTATTCGCGGAGATATATGCAAGATCGTACACAAATGAACGGGATGTCCGTGCAGGCTGCACGATTGCTCTCGCGATATGGGTCTTCATATAGGTGATGTCCTTCTCACCAGTCTCCAGATTGGTTGAACCCAATATCTGTTGGCACAGATCAATCGGCAACCCATACGACCGCTTCATACGGTACAGTGTTGCTCGGATATACTGCAATCGAGTGCGGGACATACATGAACCTTGTTAAGCTTATCAGAAGAAACCAATCCACCCCCACCCGAAGGTGAGGGTGAATTGGATACGAACTTAGCCGAGCATGATGGCAGCGAGGTTGGTGTCCAACGTCGCCACACCACACAACAGGTCGACCGTAATCAGGATACCCTGAGCACGACCCTCATAGCTGGCCGTGACACGGACAGCCACGTCGTTGAACGACGCGATGGCCGACATGGCACCCATGCCGCCGGGAACCGTCACGAGCGGACGGATGACCAGGGCGAGGCAATTTCGCTGGAAGGCGAAGTTGACTTCACCGGACGGACCGAGATCGACAAAGTCGTTGTTCTCGATGGCTTCGGCCAACGGGCGATCCAACGTGATGCCCGTGGTGTTGCCGGCGGTTTCCGTGGTCGAGATGACACAGTAGACACCACCCGTGTACGGGACGTGCGGAGTGTCGTCGGTCGAGAACGCGACAAGCGTACCCTGCTCGATGACGCCCGTGTACCCGTCAACCGTGATTTCCTTCGCGTAGCCAGCGGCGTAGTCGTCGGAATCGTTGATGAGGGCATTCTCGTACTTGGTAACGACAGCACCGTCTGCGATGGCGTGACGAATACCCGGACTGATCGTGACGTCGAGGTCTTCCGAAGCGGTGTTGTCTTCGGAGACAACTCGCTGGATGGTCTCGTCGCCGGCGATCTTGATGAAGCAGCCAGCCAGGTTCTCGAAGTCCGTCGCGGCGGCCGTATCCATGTGGATGACCGTCG